GCGCCATCTATCCCTACCTTATCCGACGATTCCGCAGACGACCACTTTGTTCGCCGCCGTGTCAGCGTCAATCAAATAATCATCTGGGTTGATGTTGTCACAGTTCGAAAGACCGTCAGGAAGAGGGACCGCCATATTTGGGCCTATGACCGCCACGATGAAATTAGTGTTCGCCTTCGTCACAGATAGACCAGAAACTTTACGCAAAACGTATATCAGGCCAGTGTTCGCCCCTGTAGTGAAATTCAACTGCCTCACTGTCCCGGTGGGATTCGTACCGCTAGGAGTGGTCTGTGGCCCCACGTTGGTATTGAGACCTACTGGAGTTCCCGGTGTGGCGACAGTGATCTGACCTAAAGGCCAAATACCTGAAACTGGATTTGTAAACGCTGAAATCGTCATCGCTTCTCCTCTGCAAACCTCGGCTGGTCCTCATCCTGACGGCTTACCGGAGGTCGAATATCTGTTGGGAAAATTCCACTCTCGCGGAGCCTTCGATTCGTATTCATAGCCTCTGCGATAAATCCTTCATGGAGACTCATCGAACTCTTGAACTCCGCTCCGCCCTCTTTGAACATCGCCAAGTGTTGAGCCTCGTCGAGAATCGAGTCCATCACGTCCCGGCCTACTTGGACGAAAGCGCCATCTGACGTTGGTATAGGCGCATTTCCCACGAGAGATAGAGTCACCGCCACGTTTGTTGCTGCCGGGATGGGGGGTGACACTGCGAACAGGTCGATCCCCCCTCTTATGATTCCCGGTTGCGCGGCGCTGTTCGTCTGCCACTCATAATCCATTTCGTCAGCCTCAATCACTGAAGGCGTGTCACAAGGCACATTGTCGATTCTCGCCTGCGTCAGCCACGGCATCGAAACCATCAACTTCAAACCCTCTTCAAACCGCTTCTCGCAGTATTGAGCACGAAGGAGGTCTTGGGACTCTCCCTCTTCCCTTAACAAGTCGGCCATCATGCCGAACTTCAATACCCAACTCCAATCGTCGGGAATCAGGAGTGGAGAAGAGGTGGGAGGAGTCACTGTACCCCCGGAGAACATGGCGAGAATGTCGAGAGTGTTTGGCACGTTAGATGGCTCGTCGAATGTCAGATACAGAGGAGGTCCGGCCAGCACATCCCACGACAGCGGAGGGCCACCCGCCTGAAGTCCTCCATTATTGAAATACTCAAACGCCATCCCGTCATCGCGGTAAAGCGTTGAAGCAACGCCTTGACTCGCAGCCGGAACGAATCGAACGCGACGAACATCAAGAACACTCTGCGAGGTCGAGTCGGGCAACTGTACGGAATTTGTCCCCGGCGTCATTGAGATAGACAGCGGACCCATGTAACACGCAGCCGCCTGAAGTATCGTATCCCGTCTTCCTTGAAAAGCGTTCACGAAATCCATCAGAGAGAACTGGTTTGTCCCGGTCCAGGTTCCGTTCCCTGTTGGCGGCTCTAAAAGATGATACTGAGCAATGGCGTACACATCGGAGTCAGTGAGAGTTTGATAGCGAGGGCTGGTTGGATTGGACCCCACAAGAGGGTTATTGCCGTTTCCCGTGCTCTGCCAAGTTTTCGACGCGCTCGTGTAGGTTGCGGTCCAGTTCTGAACCCACGTCTGAGTCAAGCAATTCCAAAGTCTCAACGCCTCTGCGATGTAGAGATTCAACTCAGTTTTCAACCACCGGACGTTCCCATGATCGTTCAGGCGCAGGGCGAGTTCCTGCTCAGCCTGAAGGCTGGTCTGGTAGGCGAATTGAGTGTTCTGTGTCATCTACCTCTTTCGGCTGCGTTTTGCTTCTCGCTTCGTTTTCAAAGCAATAGCAATCATCTGCTTACGGGCCTTTTGCTTCCCGTACTTCTTCGCCGTCCTCTTGAACGTGTGACCGTGCCGCAACTCGTCGAAATTCGCCCTTGTTGCGGCGGTCGTGTCGGATTTAATCAGCGGCATATCAGCCTCTCTTGTGAACCTTCTTCCGCTCTGACTTCGCAGCGTGCTTGTTGAGCTTCGCCTGAACTGGCAACTTCAACTTTCCAGCCGCCCTACCCGATTCACTCGCGTTTTTCTTGTGCTTCATAGTCTTCTCCTCGTGCAATATCGCACTAAACGTTGCGAGCCGTGACCAGCCCGGTTTCAGGGTTGAAGGTTGCCGGGTAACCGTATCCAGATACCCTACTCATCACCGAGTACCACATATCCACTCGATCCCTATCCTCAGACCGAATGTTCTTCAACTGCGCTCCAGCTTCTTTCGCCGCCGCGCCCATCAGGAACCTGAAGTCTGCACCCGCTCCACGGGGATTCGCAGCATCTTTGTTTGCCTCTGCCCACTCATAAGCCTTCACTCTCGCCAGAGTCTTGATAAGGTGCTCTGTGATCGGGAAGGGAACCGTGTCTGTCGGATTGACCAGATCAGCTCCGTCCCTCATGTACCACGTCGAGTAAGCGAACTGCGTCTGAGGTTGAGGGTACAGTTCGTACATCATCCAGCCCAGCGTCGAAGAGCCGGGACGAGCGTCCACTTGGTACGGGATGATGCAGCCGGGATTCGAGAACACCTGTCTCTGCGGGTCGTACTTATTCGCCTGATCGACGTACTTCTTTGCCGTACCCACACAGAGGTCAATCGAGTTGTTCACATCGACAACCGACTCCCATGAAGCGAAGTCCTGAACCGGGACAGCGTAATAGCATTGGTAGATCGAATAACCCTGCCCAGAACCTGACGAGGTTTCAATCCACGGCCTATCCAAAGTCAGCGTCGAAACTCCGTCATAGGCGATAATGTTGTAGATCGTGCTTGCGCCGACCCGGAACTGCCTCTGGGTGATGAGGGATACAGCGGTGGATGCAACCGCCCATGCAGCACTCGCCGTCGCGTCTCCGGTCACTGTAGGGCTTCCCAGAGTGGTTGTAGCGGAGCCTTGATTCACTAGACCGGGAGTAGCAAAGCCACCATTGCAGAGTTGAAAGCTCCAGCCCCGGAGTTTGCGTACATCGGTCCAAGCCTCGCGGAGATGCTTTCTCGCCAACAGTCCGGAGTAGTTCGGCACCGTGCCCCTCATCTCGGCGATCATGGTTGCCAAACTCAAAGCATTCTCCTAAAAAAAGGGGCCGAGGCTGTAATGCCCCTGCCCCAAGGCTGTTTGACCGCGATGCACTTACCGCCCTTGATACCTCAACCGGACCGTCTCGCCTGAAAGGTTCGCGCCAGCATTCACCTGAGCAAGAATCGACATCAGAGTAGGAGTGTTCATCGTCGGAGGTGTACCGCCTGTACCTGTTACCGTTGCCGAAGTTGGAGCAACCGTGTACACGCCGGGGTTGGTGATGGTGATCGTCCCCGTGGTGGCCGTCAAAACCTTGAATGTTCCCGAAGCCGTCACGGTTGATGTTCCACCGCTGAACGCGATGGTTCCCACGTTCCCGACAGTCATACCCGATCCGGCTACGTTCTGCGTGGCTGTCACACCCTGCCCGTTGACTCCCGAAAAGAACCACAAAAGTTTACACGTCTTTCGTGATCCTGTTCCGGTAGGCTGCGAAGCGATTTCGTAGTTTCCACTCACGGAAATGTCCATGATGTCCACGAAATCGAGGGCACTCAACCCTTGAGTGGCTATGCCTGTCTGAGTGTTGAGGTTACCAATGGTCTCGCCCCCGCTAACGTACGATGCGGGTCCGGTGTGGTCTACGACCACCATCTGCTTGTCGCCAAGACGAGCCGGGTAATCAGCTAACCTAATGTCTCCCATGTTAGAACCTCACGACTGAGCGAGTATTGCGAATCAGGCCAACCGAGCTAACAGCCGATGCCGCAAGAGCATAGCCAACAGCCAATGCGGTAACTGCCGTATTGATTGCTCCAGCCGCCGTCGCGTTGAATGTAGCCGCCGGAGTGCTGGTAATCTGGATCAAATCGCCGAACGCTGTGGGAACAGTGCCAGATGCGGCGTAAAGCACCTGCATTTTTCCGTTGATCTGCATGAACGCGTAAGGCAGAGCCGTCCCAAAATTCGGGTCAATGCTCACGCCAGCGTAATCGGGGGCGTTTCCAGACACCACGGTGGTCACCGTGGGAATTCCGGTAGATGCGGCAGACGTCAGCCAGAACAACGGGGTTCCAAAAGCCACCTTGCCAGTCACAGCAGGATCAAGCTGAACCCATTCATATGTTCCAGAGAACAACTGACCCACAACAGCCTGAACGGTTCCGGCGGTGCCGCCAGCAGCGATGGTGAATGTCGGAGCCGTAGCCACTGTATAGGAGCCGGGGGTGCCTCCATACGTAACAGATGCCGCCGTCAACGCGCCACCAGAGATGGTGTAGGAAATCGTCGCCAAACCAGTCGAGGCCGTCGCAGAGTACGTGCCGTTAGTCTGGCCTGAACCGGCAGTCAAGATTTGAATGCTGACCACCTGCCCGTTCGAATAGGGGGCAACATCCAAATCACCATACTCGGCGATCTGACCAACACCGAGTCCAGTGTTGATAGGGATGCCGGTTTCAGCGTCCGTTGAACCTGTGACCGTGGCAGAGGCCGCACTGTTAAGAAATCCGCCGGGGATGTATCCAACAACTGTACGCATGACTCAAATCCTTTCGTTTGCGAAACTTATCCGTTGATGCCGTAACCTTGACCGCTCATCTTCGGGCTTGGCGTGTAAACGTTCAGCGCCAGGTTGATGAGCAATGCGTCGTTGGTGTTATTGTTGTACACCTGATTCTCGCGTGCGCCGAACATGAAGTCCGGGTCATCGGAGGGGCGATACTTCCACGCCTTGCCATGCAGCGGCCAAATCGTCTCGCCAACCGTGATCGAGGTCGAGGCCGGAAGGTTCGACTGGCTGGTTGCGCCCGTCGCTGTCGATGCGGAGGTGAAGGTGCTCGTCAGGTTGCTCGTTCCGATGTAGCTTGTCGGGAACGACTTGCCCCATGCCGCGCCGGGGGTCAGGATGTCCATGTGGATGACGGTTCCCATGAATAGAATGCCCGTCATGTCGGGAACGCTCGGCAACAGGCCCTTCTTCATCTCCCATGAGGTTGTGAACTGTTGCTGGGTCTGAAGAGCCGATGCGATGTACCCGAAGCAGTTCGGGGTGGTGATGGTCAACTCAGGAGTCTCGCCATTGCAGAACTGAATCTGCCGGATGAGGAACTGAATCAGAGCGCGAACGCTAATCGCTGCCGCCGATCCATCGGAGTTGCCGAAGAAGAACGGGATGGAGTTGTTGGCGCTCGAAATCGCTCCGTTGCGAACCTGCTGCCCGTAGTTGGTGAACACGTCACCCTGCCACGAGTTGTTCAAGCCGTCATTCAGAGCCTCGGCCATTCCATTGACCGCCGTGGTACGGTTGCTGGCAATCTGACCGCTGACCGCTGCCTGACCGTGCCAGTATCCGTCTACCTCAACGTTCGTCGCAATGGAGGCGATAGCGTTGCGATAGTACAAATCCTTGAGCTTGATCTTCGCGTTCGGCCCCTTATTCTGGACCTGAACCGAGAACGTCTCCAGCATATCGCGGGAGGTGTACAGGCGGGGAGAGAATGCCATCGCCGCGAGTTGCTGGACGTGCTCGATGTCGAAGTTCGTACCCGGCGAAGCGGAGCCAGCCGCAGGCGAACCCATGATGAACGGCTCCTCCATCAGCTTGCCGCCGCCGAACGGGTCGATAGCACCGATGGCCCTCATGTGTTGCTGATAGGCCGTCTCGACAAACCAGTTGTCGTAGGCTACATCGGCAATGTAGTCGTTGAAGGTACTAGCTTGGACATCGCCATTAAAGGTAGGATCGGACATTTGATTCTCTCCTCAAAACTGAATTACTGAACGCGGCTTCCCGCGAGTAAATCCCTGTACTTCTCCTGCCGTGCGGCGTTCGATGCCTCACGTCCCACCGAAGTCTTCCATGAATCCTTCTTCTCGGCAGGCAACTCCCTGAACTTGTCGAATTTGCTGGCGCTCGGAGTAACTGTCTCTCCGTTCGAGCCGTGCTTCTGTTCATACTCGGCGATGGCGGCTTTCCGAGCTTCGTCACGGATACCGTCCTCGTACTTCTTCTTCTTTTCGGCTTCCTTGGCCTGCTCTTTTCCAGCCAGATCGTACTTGCGGTCGATGTACGCACGCAAAGTCTCGCCGGGGCGCTTGGCTTTGTCGAAGTCCTCGTACTCTGTAACCGGGTCCAACTCTTCGCCGGTCAACTTGCGATACCTGTTCGACAGAGAGATTAGCTCCATGTTGACTTTGGCGGCGGTAACGATGTCGGAGGTGTAGTCTTTCGCGGAAGGAGTTTCGTCTTTCTTCGGAGGGGGTGCGGCGGATTCGTCGATCCACGCATCGGGAACGTCGTAGCCTTGAGCCTTGAGACTCTTCAGATACTCCGTCTTCTCGGCCAACTTCGCCTGGGCCTTGGCGTACTCCTGATCTTTCTTGGTGTACGTGGGAATCAGAGTCTCCTCATTCCACTTCTTGAGATCCGTCTCGATTTCCTGAGCCTTCAACATCGCCGTCTTGCCGTTCTCTGCGTCGGTTATGAAGCCCTCAAGAATCGAAGTGTAGGCCGGGTTGCCGATCATTGATTCAGCAACATCGTCCGCTACTCCACGCGCCTTCAGAATCGCTCTTATGTCCATAGTTCCTCGCTAGATGGGTGGTGCCTGTGGTTGGGATGGAGATGTAGTCGCCGATACTTTGGACTGCACCTGCTGAACGAGTTTCTGAATCCCATCTGCCTGCTCGGAAGCGGCAGGAAACACCTGACCCAGCATCTGCGAGAGTTTCGCAAGCTGCATCACGATCTGGACAACTGCGCCAGAAGGCGCTCCACCTCCACCCTGCGGTGACTGAGGAGCGCCCTGCGGTGCGGGTTGTGGCATGGTTGCCATTACCGTTTACGTCTCGTCTTGTGCTCGGTGGCCTTGAAACCGCCGTGGATCTTCAGATCCTTGCGGGCCTTGCCCTTGTGCTTGCTGTGCTTGACACGCTTGACATGCTTCATGGTGTTTCTCCTTTGGTTGAGATCAAAATAGAAAAGGCTCAGAGCCTTTTCCGCTCTGAGCCATGTCTGCAAATCCAAAGGACGCATCCAGAATCTCGTTAAAGCAACAATACACCAAAACCCCAGAAGTCAACAACTATTTTTTGTCGTTCTCTGTTTCCGTCATCCGGCGTATCTCCGTGAACACCACGTCATTGACCCCTCCATTGCCTGGAAAGTTGACCTCGAAACGCCCTCTCCACTTGTTCGCTCGAAAGAACGTGAAGAGCTTTCCGATGGTTGTTTCATCCTTTGCGCCTTCCCATTTGGCGATGGCGTGGCCTTGCAATTTCACATCGAACTCCGGCTTGAACTCTTCCATCTTGCTCTCCTTAGCTGCTAGTGATTGTCGAACGTGGTCCTTCCGCGCTTCCCTTTGACTTCATGTGCGGAGGCTTGTTCCCGGTAGGGGGTCGCCCCGGCTTCGCTCCACCAGCCCCACCTTGAGCCTGCGGAGGACCGGCAGCGCCTTGTGGCTGAAGAGATGTAGCCAACTCCTTCATCTTTTCCGCAAACTCCAACTTCATCTTCTGTTCGCTCTGCCACTTCTCTACTTCCGTGTTGCCTTCCAATGTTCCCCAGTTCGGTATGTCGAGAGCCTTTGCCACCGTCTCCGATGAGACGATTCCACCGCTGCGCTGATACTGAAGCAAAGTCATCTTCTGCTTCGTCTGCACCTCCCCATGAAGCGTACCTGGGGCCACTTGTGCGTGGATGTTGCCGCAGAAATTCTTCACCCGATCCATTCGCGTGTAGATCGACGGCCCTTCTTCGGGATTCTCGTCAGGTCCGTGCGAGGGAACCAACTCTTCAGGATTGAAGTCGAAGACCTCTTTCGACACTCCACCCGGCCCCACGTACTGCATGATCCTTCCCGTGGGGTAATACTGCATCACGTCGTAGAGGACCATCTCCATGATCTCGCTCATCGGCGATTCCATGCCATGAGAGATGTCCGTGGCAATCGGTCCAGCTTCTTCCTGAGCCTTCTCTATAGCGTTGTCTGCTGAGGCTATCTTGGCTTTGGCGAGGTTCTTGAGAGCGTCGAGGCCCAACATATAGTCCTCGTCGTCGCAGAGCGTCTTGAGCCAGTTGAAGCCCCATTCAGGGATACTCAGCAACTCAACCGGGAGAAGCGTCTTGATTACCTTCTCATCCACTGGACCATCTACGCCGAGTCTGACCCCCTCCTCGTAAGGGTCGAACTTATCCATCGTCTTGCGGTTGATGCCTGCGTCCTTGTTGTACATCATTGCCGGGTCGAATCTCTGTTTTGCCGTCTGGCTCAATCCCCGCATGAACGAACGGCGCTCGTCTCCAACCGATGCGATGTCTTCCGCCAGAGAGTACCCCGGCTCAAACGGCCATTCGTCAGCCGAGAACCTTGCCAGCGGATGCATCCCGTGCCAGTCGTGGAAGGGTCCATCGTAGATCGGAACATCCATCCCGGTCTGAGTAATGAACAGCCGAAGGTTCGGATAGAGGAAACAGTCCTCCTCTTCAGCCTTGCGCGTCTTCCTGATCCCCGCCTGCACGAACTCCGCTGTCGGCAACTCCTGACCGAGATAGGGAACGATGTAAGATTCCATCGAACCCGGCCTGCCCATCGGCATCGGCTTCTTGGTGTCGTTCATGCTCAGGTCACGGACGGTCGTGTATCGAATCTCATCCATTACCGCCGTCCACGCCGCCGAACTCATGTCCCCATTTCCAGCCCGGAATCTCTGCGCCAGAGTCATGCGGTCTTTTGCCGCGTTGCCGCTGTACCTTCGTCGAGCAATCGGACGGAGCTTCGATTGAAATCGTGGGAACTTGGCGTGCGCCTCGTACTCAGGCATGAATCGAATCCTGGTCCACGCATAGCACCCCTGAACGCTGTTGTCGTCTGGAACCTGAAAGGGAAGGCAGTCGTTGCAGGAGTACTCGTCGAAGTCAATTCTCTTGGCCGACTTAGCCTGAAGACGGATATTCCGGTAGACAGGGGAGATGAACGAGTACCCACCTGCCACAAGCCACTGAGTCGTTCTCTTGAAGTGCTGAGGAAACTTGCCTTCAAAGTAGACCGCTCTCCAGACCTTGTTGAGCATCGTCAGGAAGGATTGATATGCGGGGTTTTCAGAAGAGTAACCGTCAACGGGCCGAATGTCGGCGATGTTCGCCACGACTTCACGTAGCGCCCGTTTCTCGCGGTTGAAGTTCAGATTAGAACGGGACTGGTTGGGGAGTCTCGCATCACGGCCTGAGATCATCCCGATAGCACGTTCAACATCTTTCCCTGCCGTCAGGCTTGCGTTGTACTGCTCTCCAGCGGAAACTACATCGGCTACCCATGACATTCGAGCGGAAGCATTGTCCCGGCCTTCGTTCGGTGGTGGTTGCCAATGTCTAGTATCTTGATCGTCCCTGCTCATGGTCTTTCCTCTTCTTGCTGAACCAAATCCAGCGATATGGGAGTGAAGAGATGCGATCCGAACGTCAATTCCGTGATGAGAAGATCAGCCCCATCAGTTATCGCTTTTCTCTCCTCGTCTGTAAATCTGAATCGGACGGTCATTCCCTGCGTTCCGTCTGTATACTTCACTGGAAGGATGATGATGGGAAGGTATTCCGGTTGGTCCAATGCGATGACCCGCTCAAGACCAACAGAATCCTTACCGTGTACAGGAGAGACAGAGTTCATGCCATAGCCTCCACCAGTTTGCCGATCTGGTTCACTTCGTTGTCCTGCAATCCACGCTTCTTGTTGAGCAGTGCCGCCTTCGATGTGGACTCTTCCTGTTGCTCGATGACCAGACTGGCGCGAGTCAAGTCAGGTTCATCGGCGATGATGCGATAGAGCAACCGATCTTTCTCTTCAAGGCTGGCGAGTGTCTGTTTGGTCAGGCGCTCATCTTCAGCCGAGATGCACCCCTGAGCCAGCCTAAGTTTGCAGTTCGCCTTCAGGCGCTCACGAGCCGTCGCGGAACGCATGTGTTCCTCAACCTTCATGTTTCGGAATCGGTTGTACTCCTGAGCGGCCATGCGGCGGGAGAATTGCTCGACCTCAGAGATTGTCTCGCATTGGACCCTGCGCCAGCCGGGGAAAGGCTTCATCCTTGAATCGGGTGCGATCATCAACTGACCGGAGATGTTGTGAATCCAGTAAGTAGTTCCGTTCGTTATCTTTCCAGTTGAAATCATGCCGCATCCTCAAGGCTATCGAAGAAAGCCTCTGCTCCAGGGTTAGGAACTGATTGGACCCACGGGGAATAGTCCACCTCGTATCCCTCGTCCTGCGCTTTAGAGTACCGCTTTTTTGCCCTCTCCGCCATAACATCCATGTCGTGAAGGGTAAAATACGACATTGCGGCGGCAAAGATTCGGTCATCATGCTTGCCCTGCTGGTGGTCCATCCTTGTCTTTCCGCTCTCGGTCGAACTCTGCTCAAAACCTTTAATTTCCTCCAAAAGCCAGCGGGAGTTGACCTCAAACCACCCATTCTCGACAGCGTTCTTGAAGGCGTTCAAAAGCATTGGACGGCTCCACTCGTTCGTGAACCATCCTTCAGGAGAATGAGTAGTCTGGATGACCCGGAGAGTCTTGATGTCGTAGCGGCGGAATTTGTGATGGTTCCTGAATCCATGAAGTTTCAGAGCGTGATAGCACGAATCTCCGAACTTCCTCTTCTGCTCGATAATGATCCTCGGTTGCTCGTCTTCCATATACTGACCATAGTACGCGGCGATTGCAGCCACCCATGCGAAGACTTCGACGTTCGAGATGTCATCAGCCGCAAACTCGGCTACCTGCACGTCGGCACACGCATCCGTACCGTCCCTGTTGACTGTCATTGCCGTCCGGTCCCCGCCTACTCCAGTACCAGGGTCTACCGAGATCGAGTACCGCGCTCCCTTTTCCGGGTGATGATAGATCAGGAGTTTCTTGAGAGGATCAAATCCCTTGGACTCCGTATCCCCACGTAGAGGCATGAGAATCCACTCCAGCCTCACGTCGCCGGGAGTCTTCCATGGAACAGCTATTCGTTCCTTCTGGTAATCAACCTCATGCGGAGCCGGGTCGTGCTTCTCGGCTATGCCGTCACCGATCAGGCCGTAGACATCGACCGTGTGCTTTCTCCCTTTGTCGATGCCAGAGATTGTCTCCCGGTCGAAGACGGAATCGTTCTTGCCGATCAGAGCCTCAAAGTCGTCGCAGGGCATGTGACGCAACCATGACTTCTGCGCTCCCCGGCGAAGTGCGCTCTCGTAATTGAACTCCCAAAACCACTTCTGCTCAATCGGCATCGTCCATTCTTTTCCGATGACACGAGTGATCGCCTCAGAATTTCTTGCGTACGCCTCGCACCTGTTCGCCGTTGCAATCGTTCTGCTGTTCGGCTCCCAGCCCTTCGGAATCGGAAACTCCTTCAGCCACTCAGCCTTGGGATAAAGCTCTGGCGTCAGGAACCACGGAATGAAGAGCGGATAAAGCCTTGAACGGCCCTGGAAGTAGAATTCCTTATTCTCAAGCCACTGCCGCGCCCACCATCCCGTGTTTCCGTTTCCTGTCGATTCCAAGATCATCAGGATATGAGGACCGGCGTGAACAGCCTTGAATAGACCTTCCTCAACCTGAACCTCGGCGTCTGGATAATCGCATAATTCACTCAAATGTATTGCTGTTGGCGTGGTTCCCTGGCCGATACCTGTTCTCATCGAACCAGACTGAATGACGATAGAAGATCCTACATGGGCGAACTCAAGCATAGCCTTGCCGCTGCGCTTGTCTTTGGTCTGCTGGGGAGGCAACCACCACGGCAAGTTCTCAAGAGCCGTGTACATCATCGTCATCATCTCGTAGGTCTTCTGATCGTCTACGCTGGCGATTGAAGCCTTGACGCCGATGGAGAATAAGGCCCTGTGAGTCATAAGGGCTTCGACCAGTGTAGAGAACCCACCTTGTCTTGCCTTAAGTAGTTGAATCTCAATAGGGTTTCCTTTGTCTTCCAAGTCTTTAATGACGTTGAATAGAACACGCTGCCCGCTGCGGAATTTGAACCGCATCAAAGTGTTCTCTGTGGCGATGTAGTGATAGCGGGTCAGGTAGTATTCAAAATTCAGAATACACATGGCGCGTTCGTTCTGAATCCACCGCTTCGTCTTTGCGTCGAATGTGGAGTCGTCCCAAACCACGTCACCCTTGGAGTTCTTCACTCCAAGGCTTTCTATGTATCGGTTGACCTTATCGACTTGCTCTATCGAGTGCTCGACCGGACGCCACTTGTACTTGGCTTCAAACCTGTCCAACTTCTCGTTAATGATTCTCTGGCAATAGATGGCTACACCTCGGCGTCCAAATACTCGACTTCAGGTGCGTTGATTGGGACGGTTGAAATCGACGATGGAACAGACGCCTCCAGTTGCGGCCTCACCACATCCTGAATCTCCCTCATGTAAGAGTCCATACTGGGCAATTCTTCTCCGTCATCGTCATCCTTGCTCGCCTGAACAACGGTTTGGTTAGCCTGATTCGCGTAGATGTTGGTTGTCGATCCCTTCGGTGCTTGAAGATTCCCGGTGATCTTGTGGAACATCTCCATCGCCTTCACGTCACCGTTCGTCTTACCGACCACCTTCATCTGTCTGGTTTCCACATCGTAGGCCGTGATGGGAACCTCGTCGGTAGCTGCCTTGATCGTCGATTCCATGACCTTCGGCTTGGCCATCGCCACAATCATGCGGCTGGAATCCTCCCCCTGCTGCATCAAAGCCCCGGTGACGACCTCGACAAATTCACGTGCGGTAAGGCCAGCAGCCGTGAAGATTTCTTCGATGGTGAGGTACTTCCTGTCTCCGACAGAGATGGAGTCCCACTTTTGCATGAAGGCGATTGCGTCTTCGGACTCGTCTCCACGGAGCGCCTCGATTGCGTTATCCACACTCCCTGCGCCACGAATGATACGTGGGGTAACATTCGGCACCCCTTCCATCAAAGACTCATCGAGTCCGAGATGCTTTACGGCGTACTCTCTCTTGGTCAGCCGGTGACGGTCGCTGCTGATGATTTTCGGTTTCTTCAAGGCTTTCGAGGTATTCCCGGCCTTCGCGCTCTTCTTCTGTTTCCCGGCTATACTTTGCGATGAATACTTCCGCCCCAGCTTTACCGGAGAACGTGTGCCCTTGTTGCGCATCGTTGAACCTCTTGAGTTGAAGTGTAAGCCCCTCTATCGCCTGAATCAATTCACTTTTTCTTGGCATACAGTTCGGGCCTCTTGAACCTGACCTTTTCGCGGCGAGGGCCAGCATGGGTGTTAACCATCACCGGGATCGGCAAATCGTTCTCCTCCCGCGCCGTGTTGGGGGAGTCTGTCTTGTAGTCTCCCGTCACCTTTTCGTCTACCACTTCTCCAACGTTCTCCGGGTCAGGCAGGACGGTTTCAGACCCCCATACCAGAGTCCCCGGAGTGATCGACCGGACGTAGGTCAGCTTCAGTTCAAAGTTGACAGAGAAGCCGGGATAGCACACATCGTCCTGAAGCGTGCAGTCCCGGTCAAGAGCGTCAGCAATCTTCCCGACGATGATCTGTTTGATTTCAGCCCCGCAGAGGGGGTCATTCAAGGTTTTCTCGGCTGGCATTTCGTTCTCCTACTGCACGATGCTGATTTTTGACGCGGGCCACTTCCATCGCACATAGACCTCGCAGGCCATGACAGACTGCTGGACAAACTGGAGAGCCTGATTCTTGGCGTCTCCATCTGGGATAGTGGCGTTGATTGTCTCGGCGAACTGCTTTGCCGATTCGAGGATGGACTTGATCGCCTCATCCTGCCCGTTTCCGTGACCCGGCTCGCGGAACCACTCGTCGATCTGGTACTGAGGGATCGCCATTACATCGCCTTTCTTACAGGCTTCTTTCTGGTTGAGGACTTCTCAAACTCCTGATCGGGAAGCGCACGCTTCACCTTTCCCGACAATCTCGGTGCGAACAACTTCTGATCCTTCAATGCTCTCTTGACCTTCACGGTTTCCTCCATTTCAGTTAGTTCAAATCGGCGAGTTC